AGCATTTAAACAGATTGCAAAACAAGTAGTGTCTCAACTTGGAAACTCATTAGACACCTCAATTATTTACACACGAAAGGGTGTATCTAGCTATAACAACGAAACGGGAGAGTACATAACAGTAGATACAAATTACACAATAAAAGTACCTATAGAGTTTGTGCAATCAGTGGAAGAATCTGGATTCCAGGAAAATGTCGCACGACTTTATATCACACCAGATTTGATAGGTGACAACCAGCCATTACTTCAAGATGAAATATCTCTTACATTTTCTGGATCGACAAGAGCAGCTAAAATAACAGATATACGCACACTGAAAGGTGGGCAAGAATATTTATTCCGTATTGATGTAATGTTCTAATGACTTTAGTAAATACAAGAGCAGCATTTGAAACAGTAATCCTAGAGAAGGTTCAAGACGTTGATCCTACGGTTACTGTAGTATTTGATAATACCCCATTTACAAAACCAGGTTTAAAAAAGAAATATGTAATGGTTAGTCTGGACTTTACTCAATCAACAACACAAGCTCAAGGAGCAGCACAAGATTACTATGCTGGAACAATTACTTGTGGTGTTATGACACCAAAAAATAAGGGAACATCAGCAGCAGCTAAAATAGCTGAGTCAATAATAGATGGACTAACTTCAGTTAATTCATCTACATACACCGATACTTTTTCTGTTTCTCCTCGTGTGTCTCAGATAGCTGGACCAACCTCTATAAGCACAGAAAGAGAAAGTCATTTTCTATCTGTGGTCAGTTGCAGTTTTACCGCCAATGCCTAGCAAAGACATCTCACAGCTTTCTAAAGATTTAGAACAAGACATGATAAGACTTAGAGGTAAAGTAGCCTCTGCGATGGTTCAGGATTTACAAGCTGCTGGTCCCTGGTGGACAGGGCATTTTGCTACGAGTTGGAAGATAAGCGAAACGCCAGTAGAGCCAGTAGTAAAATCTAAAAAAAGACAGAAAATAGATGAAGGCAATATAGAAGGTTATGATGCCTCATTGCTTGAAGTAATGTCTGACCCTGATTTTTCAGGTAGTGCATACGATCAGATAAGAACTACCAGACGACTACCAAAAAGAAAACGACCCAAAAAAGTACCTTTAGAAAAAGATATGTATGTAGGTAATGAAGCTGAATACGCTGGTTTCGCTGTTAATAATCCAGGAGCTACCGCACCTGTAGGAGTTGAAGGAGGTGTGACTTATTCTGAGCATGAAAAGATAGTTGATGAAATAACTCCACCAAGTAAAAATCCAGATTGGTATAAAATTTATATGGGAAACCAACAATACAATGACGCTATCGGATTAGCATTAGCTGAAACATTTAAAGCTAAGAATATAAGTTTTGATGCTGATTATTAGTAATAAGCTATACTACAAGAATAGATATAATTTTTTATGCCAACAGCAAGAGCAATCGACAAACTGAAGCAAGCCTTTAGTATAGAAGAACGCAGTAGTTACTCCATTTTTAAGGGAAAAGAGCTTATATTAAAAGTGTTTTGGTCGCCTCTTACGATAGCCGACAGAGACACAGTAAACAATACACTATTGGCTATGAACAAGGGTCAGGAAGAAGGAAACCTTGACTTTGCTTTACAAGTTATTATCACGAAAGCAGAAGATGAGTCAGGTTCTAAACTGTTTACCGCAGGAGACATACCAATTCTAAGAAGGGAAATACCATTGTCTGTCTTACTCGATTTAATGACTAAAATGCAAAGTATGGGCGAGGAGGGCAGCCCCGATGCCGTAAAAAGCTAAATTAGAAAAAGATAACTTTATATTTCTTCAATTTTTTGTTGCGGAAAAATTAGGCCACACCCATAAAGAACTTAGACACAAAATGTCAACTGAAGAGTTATTAGCATGGAGTGCATATTTTAAAATACAGTCTGAAAGAGAAGAAGAGGCATACGAAAAAGCAAAAAGGCAAGCCCAGACACGCAAAGTACGCTAAACTTATGCTATCTAGTAATTTTTAGTAAGTGGCTGCCTCGAATTACAGTGTAAATATAAAGTTAAATACTAAACCAGCAGTAAATCAGCTTGGAAAGTTAGAAAAACGTGTAAATACATTAAGAAAGAATTTAAATACTCCATTAAGAATTGAATCTAAAGCAGTGCTTCTTAAGAAGCAACAACTTGCGTTAGATGATAGAAAGTTTGCAACTATGAAGATTACCCGAAGATTGGGGGATCAAGTTCGTAAGTTTGAAGAACAAGGTCTGAAGTTAGATAAATTAAGGTTAGAATTAAAAAATGCAGCTAGGCATACAGATAAAGGAAGATTAGAAACAGCAAGATCGGCCAATAAGGTTGTTGCTGATGAGTTAAAAGCGTTAGAAAAAGCATTACAGGCAAATATACAGAGTGCTGGTGTAGATAGAGATAGGATAAAAACTCTTGGACAGATTATTGCACTAAAAAGAACAGAAGCATCTTTAAACAAAACGGCTGGAAAGACTGCTGCTTTTATGGATAGTGGACGTAGAGGAGTCGGACCAAATAATTTATTAGGTTTACCTAGCTCAAAAATGCTAAATGCCCGTAATAGAGGTATTCAAGTATTAGATCCTCTAAGCAGGTCAGGATCTACAGGATTTACTGCTGCTCAATATGGACCGCAGCTTCCCACTGCTAATCAACTAAAAGCATTGGGCACAGGACCAGTAAGCATGGATATTGACACCAGATATAGACAACAAACGGCTCGTCTAAAGATTGCCCATGACTTAAATATGCTGGAATTAAAGGGAGTAAATATTACACAATTAAGGAATAAGTTAGGCAAATTAACAGATGCTCAAAGACGAAAAGAGTTTGGAACAGTAAAGAGACTAAATAGAGAACTTACAAATGGGATTAAAAAGGAAAACAATAAATTAGCAATATTACGAGAACAGGAGAGAATAAACAAAAAGCGAGCAAAAGCGATTGCTGCTGCTAATCCTTCTGTTACAGGAAGGAAAGGTGGAGGTGGTGCTATCTTCCAGAGTGCATTAATAAGTGGTGGTTTTCCCTTACTATTCGGGCAAGGACCAGTAACTGCTGTTGGTGGTGCATTAGGTGGTGGAATCGGTGCTGCTGTAGGTGGACAGATGGGTGGATTCGCAGGAGGTATCGTTGGTACGGCTGTCGTTCAAACCATAACGAATGTAGTCAACGGTATAAATGAGTTAGGTGGTGCGTTGGCTGATCCAGCGAATAACATTGATAAGCTAACTGAATCGCTATCTAAATTTGATAAAAATATTATTACTTCTGTACAAATACTTCAGTCAGCAGGACTTACAGCATCAGCAGGACAGTTCGCAAGAGCTAGATTCGGTACACAGTTTGGTGCTGGTGGTGCAAATAGTCTCGAAGAAATGAACAAGGCATTTAAAGAGTTTGCCAAAATAACAACTAAGTTGGGAACAGAACTCGCAATATTAGCATCAGGTCCGTTGACTGGATTTATGAAAATGCTTAATTTTGTGCTAGGCGGGGGAGGCAAACCAGAGGAAGGTGAAAGTCTAGGGCAAACAATAGATAAAACTATAAGAAAACGAGAGAAAGCCATACAAAAAATAACTGATTTAGAAACTTCTTTAGACAAAAAATTAAAAAGAAGAAACGAGTTAAAAGGAATGTTTGGTACAAAAGAGGAGCAAAGGAAGCTTTCACGAGAAGGAAGATTAGGAAATGTAATGACAGAGTTCAGTAGATTAGGTGGAGAGATATCATCAGGACAGTTAGATGTACAAATACTAAAAGATAACGTAGAAAATTTTGAAGCCACTGTTAAATTAGCTAAGTTGCAGCAAAAAATACTTAAGGAAACTGAGATGGGTCTTAGAGCACAAATAGACCTAGAAAAAGCAAGGTTTGAAGGCTCTGAAGAAGAATTAATTGTTTTAGAACAAAGAGCCAAAATTAAAAAGTTAGAATTTGGAATAGAAAAACAGACAGCAGAGGTTGAAGCAGTAAGGAAAAAGGGAAGTAAGTTAGAGATAGAAAGAGCAGAGCAAACTTTAAGAAATTTAGAATTACAACTTGATCTTGAAGAGCAAATAACATTAAACAGATTAAATGCTGCCGATCCAGCAATAAGTAGAATGAGAGACTTGAATAAAGAGATGAGAGAACTTAATGATATTTCTCGTCAGTCAGTAGAGTTATCAAAAATAATGGGATCATCTTTTGAAGATTCTTTTAAAGGAATTGTTAAAGGAACAATGACAGTACAAGATGCGTTCAGAAATATGCTCAATAGAATTGCGGACTTCTTCCTTGATACTGCTGCACAGTTAGCTGCAAACCAGCTTCAAAAAGGAGTATTGGGTTTATTTAGTAACTTATTTAATTTCAACACTACACCACTTAATGATATTCAAAGTGATGTAAGATTTGCGGCAAACGGTGGTCCTGTAGGAAGGAGAAATCCCTACATAGTAGGAGAACGTGGACCAGAACTATTTGTTCCTAACCAATCAGGCAATATAATTCCAAACCATGATTTAGCTGGTATCGGTGGAGGTGCTACAAATATTGTAGTAAACGTAGACGCTTCTGGTTCTTCTGTTGAAGGTGATGAGCAGCAAGGTAGAGAGCTTGGTCGTCTTATCTCAGTTGCAGTACAATCTGAATTAATACAGCAGAAACGTCCTGGAGGTTTACTTTCATAATGGCTAGCTTCCCTTCGATCACTCCAACCTACGGACAACAAAAAAGATCCGCACCAAATACTAGAACAGTTCGCTTTGCCGATGGATATGAACACAGAATTTTATTTGGAGTAGCAGCACATCAAAATCCTAAAGTTTTTAATTTTACTTTTAATGTTTCAGAGACAGAATCAGATACGATAGAAACTTTTTTAGATGCAAGAGCTAATGATAGTGCCAGCTTTACTTTTACTCCACCTGGAGAAGCAAGTCCATCACAGTTTGTTTGCGAAAGTTGGAGCAAGTCGATACCTTATAACAATAGAGCTACGATTCAAGCTACATTCAGAGAAGTATTTGAACCTGGATCATAATGTCAGTTAATTCAGCAGTATTCAGTAATCTACAATCTATAAACCCTTCTGCAATTATTGAACTATTTACTTTGCAGTTATCTACATCATTACATGGATCGAATGATGTGTTTCGTTTTCATGCTGGCAGTAGTCTTAATGCTAATGGTGAAATAGTCTGGGATGGAGATTCATACCTTAGATTTCCTATACAGGTATCAGGTTTTGCCTTTCAAAAAGGACAACTACCTCGTCCAAAAATGACAGTAAGTAATGCAGGTGTTATTCCAGGATCAGGAATTATTTCTGCTATTCTTTTGTCCGTTAATGAAACTACAGCAGGTAATGATCTTACTGGAGCTACCGTTACAAGAATAAGAACCCTTGCTAAATTCATTGATGCTGTCAACTTTGCTGACAATACAAATGCAACAGCAGATCCTAACGCAGAGTTTCCTAGAGAAGTTTATGGAGTTGATAGAAAGTCAGCAGAGAACAGAGAGGTAGTAGAGTTTGAACTGGCTGCACCAACTGATCTTGCGGGTATAAGGATTCCAGGTCGTCAGGCAACTCGCAGCCTGTTCCCTAGTATTGGTACGTTTAATTAATGACTTGGAAAGATAAAGCATTGGTTCATGCGAAAGACCAAGATCCTAAAGAAGCTGTTGGATTGCTACTGAATGTAAAGGGTAAAGAAAGGTATTTCCCTTGTCGTAACCTTGCCTTAACAGATCATCAATGTTTTATTTTAGATCCAGAAGATTATGTAAAGGCAGATAAGACAGGTGAGATCGTAGCAGTAGTTCATAGTCATCCTGTAACTCCTCCGATTGCAAGTCAGGCAGATAAGATCAGTTGTGAACAAAGTGGACTTCCGTGGTATATTGTTAACCCTAAAACAGAGCAGTGGGGATATTTAGAACCATCAGGATATAAAGCACCAATATTAGGTAGGCAATGGGTTTGGGGTGTGACCGATTGTTGGAGTTTAGTTAGAGATTGGTATAGAGAAGAAAAGAATATTACTCTCAAGGATTGGGAAAGGCCGACAACTCCTGAAGAGTTTTTACATAATCCATTGTTTGAAAGTTGTGCTTGGCGAACAGGTTTTAGAGAACTTAGAAAAGATGAAA